CAATGGCCTCACATTCCTCAGTTGAGTTAAACCAAACTAATATTTTCTCGACTAACCAAAGTGAAGCTAACGCTTCGGGTTCGGCTAACGCCAAACTGAAATCTGCCGATGGCAAAGAAACGGCCCCCCATTGCGCGGCCCCCCCACGAAATAAAAAACTCTCTTTGGTCGCCCGACCAAATGGAGTAAGTGAGCAAGTCTGGGATGACTTCATCGCCCTCCGTAAAGCCAAACGCGCCCCGCTATCAGCAACCGCCCTCGCGTCTATCGCCAAAGAAGCGGAGAAGGCAGCTATGCACATTGAGGAGGCACTGACCGAATGCGTCACCCGTGGATGGCAGAGCTTCAAGGCTGAATGGATGAAACCAAAAACAACTACCAAACCAGAACGATTCTCCAACTTTTAATCCCTAATGAAAAAAGTACCAATAGCAGCCAAAACGGAAGCATCTGCGCTTTCACTCATCGCAATCGATCCAGAGATACTTTCCACTCAAACGTGGGATGCCTCTCTTTTCGCCACAATGACCAACCAGAGGGTTTTTAACGCGCTTCTGCATACTCACACCCAATCTGGAATTACAAGCCCTGTAGCGGCGATTATACAGCTTGATGCGGAAGGTGAGCTTGAAAGGTTAGGCGGCGACGATGCAATCTATGAGATTCTTCGAACGATTACATTAGCTCCGGGCAAGACTTGCCAAGACATGGCTAACGATTATCGTAAGCATCTCATCAAAGTTAAAGCCTATCGTGATACACTCAAGGCATTCGACGATGCAGAGCAGGATTTGCGCACAGGCAAGGCTGACCTAAAAGCATTAGGAGAGTTTATCGCTACGGCTGGAGATGATAAGACTCCAATGACCATTACAACGAAGGATAGAATTATTGAGATCGTAGACCAGATGGAAGGTAAAGTAGTAAAGGAATCCTTTCCTACTGGATTAGTTTACTTGGATAGAACGATGAAAGGTGGAATGCATCATGGTGAGTTGATGACAATAGCATCTGAAACTGGTGGAGGTAAGTCGATTATGCTAGTCCAATCGTCGTTAGCAAACTTGGCTGAAGGTAAAAGTGTTCTGTTCTTCTCACTTGAGATGGATGCTAACGACATTATTGAGCGTATGGCTTGCAGTCTTGCCGGCATCCCACTACGAACAAAGGAAGAGTACAAAGAACAATACAGCAGAGAACTACCAGCAGTTTTTAGCGCACTTCAAAAGATTCAGAAGATGCCACTAACTGTCATCGATGACATAACCGATATCGATGGAATCATCGCAGAATGCAACAGGATTAAACCAGATGTTGTAGTTGTAGACTACATTCAGATCATTGAGAATATCGGAAACGATAATCGTGAACAGGCAATTTCTGAAACAACAAGGAAGTTGAAGAACATGGCATCAAGGAATCGTTGTGTAGTATTTACTGCTTCTCAGTTAAATGACGATGGTCAACTACGTGAGAGTAGAGCAATCGGTCAGCATAGTAACTCAGTTGTATTTGTCGTGCATGAGAAGTCTGGAACTAAGATCATCGTAAAAAAGAATCGGCGTGGACCAAAGAACTATTCGTTTGGTGTAACAATGAACGGAGAAATCAGCAAATTCATCGAATGAACAAGGACAGAATGTTTAAACATATTTGTTGGCTACTAGACCAATCAACTGAGATATGGACAAAGAAGGATCAGAACAACTATGAGCTTGCTGACAAGCAGTACAACGAAGCAGTTGGATTGATGGAGATTCATTTTCCAACAATTGACTTGACAAATGAAACAAAAAATTGTTGATATAGAAATATGAGTGGTAGACCTACACCAGAGACAGATGACCTAGCTCGCGGTAACCATCTTGTGCCTACTGAGTGGGCAGAACAACTTGAACGCGAGCGCGACGAGGCGCTGATAGATCGTGCGAATGGTGACATTGCCACAATGACAATCAACCACTATAAGCGCATTTTGCGAGAGCGCGACGAGGCGCGGGAGGACTTAATAAAAACCTACACAAAAATAAATGATTTGGAAATCGAAATACGAGGCGTTGGCTTACTTTGCGACAAGGCAAAGCGCGAGCGCGACGAGGCGCGGGAGGAGCGGGACAAGCTGCAAGCCATGCGCAAGGAGGTTGTTGCCTCTAACCGAGGAGCAAAAATCAACGCAAAAGTTAGCAATATCCTTGCTGGTAAACTCAACCGGGCAGAGCGCGAGCGCGACGAGTCGGCGGCAATGCTTGGAAGATACAAGCAAGAACGTGATATTGCAGAGGCCGATGCAGTAAATTTTCGCGCGAAAATTTTTGAGTTAATAAACGAGCGCGACATCCTGCGGCTTGATGCCCAGCGAGAAGCGGAAGCCCACGACCGAATGGTTGTGGAACTTGAAAAAGTCTACGCTGAACGCGACGAGGCGCGGGAGTCTGATGCTACGCTTGAACGAGCGAACCAAGCCGAACGCGAGCGCGACGAGGCGCGGGAGGAATTAAAAAAACTTGAAGGAGCATACGAAGACGCAACGAATTACTACGCCAGAATGATTGAATTACGAGAGGAACTTGATAAAGTTAAAGAGGAATTAAAAAACAAAACCTATGATAAACTCAAGAGCTAAAGGAGCAAGAGGTGAGCGACAATGGCGGGACCAACTCCGCGCCGAAGGATACACCGCTAAACGAGGACAACAATTCGCAGGAGGACAGGACTCTCCAGATGTCATCTGCGAAGAACTAAAAGGTAAACTCCACTTTGAAGTTAAGTGCGTTCAGAATTTGAATTTAGATAAGGCTTGCGAACAAGCTGAACGTGATGCTAAAGGAATTGCTTGGTGTGTCGCGCACCGCAAAAACAATAAGAACTGGAAGGTTACAATCCCTGCTGACCTGTTCTTCAAACTATTAAGGGATGGAATGGAATCATTATGAAAACTGGACTATACGCTAACATCAACGCAAAGAAAAAACGCATCGCCGCTGGTAGTGGTGAGAAGATGAGGAAGGTTGGAGCCAAAGGCGCACCTACCGCTAAAGCATTTATTCAATCCAAGAAAACAGCAAAGAAGAAATAGTTTATCGCTATACGATAAACTCGCTAAACTTGATATAACTATGGAAAAGAGATTCACAAAAGTAGTCAAGAACGCCAAGACTGGTAGGACAAAGACTGTGAAGTATGGTCAAGCTGGCAAGGCTAAGGATGGTGGTGATCGTATTCGACCCGGAACATCCAAAGGCGATTCCTACTGCGCCCGTTCCGCTAAGATTAAGGGTGACTGGAAGAGTGATCCCAACTCACCAAATAATTTGTCGCGCAAGAAGTGGAAGTGCCGAGGGTCAAAATCAATGAAATAAAATAGTTGACATCTATACAATTCCTATTGTACAAGAATTCAACAATTTTTTATGGACAAACCAGAACAAACCAAAACTGATGATCTAATTCTTAATTTGTTGAAGCTACAAAACGACTTATGTACATCAGATTCATCAATAAACTCAGTACTTTATGAGGCTTCTGATAGGCTAAAACAATACAAAACTATCACAAAAAACCTTGTAAAAGTATCATTATGGCTCAAAGAAGACCTAGTTATCTGTGAGGATTACAACCCATCCAAAACAGGGATTACGATAGCCCTCCTTGCTGCCATTAATAAAGAAGTAAATGCTCTGTAAATGCGGTGGTAAAACGTCAGTTCTACAAACATTCACTATACCAGAAGGAATTAAACGTAGAAGGAAATGCAAGTGTGGAGTTCTAACCTACACGCTTGAGACAGTAATCAAACACAAAGAACCAACTCCAGAAGAAGTAAATAAAATCCATCAATTTATCGTTAACGATAATAGCCCAGATTGGCTTAAAAGAATAAACAACAAACTATGCGATTCCAAATTTTAGGACTTCCACACACAGTTACAAGTAAAGAGTTTAATGCCTGTGCATATACTCAAAAAGTTCTGAAATTTTCAAAAATGATGACCGAGCGCGGCCATGAAGTAATACACTACGGACATGAAGACTCTGATTTACAATGCACAGAACACGTCACAGTACTTACCAATGACGACTTCAAAATATCTTATGGGTCACATGACTGGCGAAAGACATTTTTCAAGTTCGATACCAACGACCATGCGTATCGTAAGTTTTACGACAACGCTATACGTGAAATTTCCAAACGGAAGAGGAGTAACGACTTTATCTTGCCCTTCTGGGGTTCTGGCGTACGTCCCGTATGTGACGCACACCAAGACTTAATCTGCGTCGAGCCGGGCATTGGGTATGCTGGAGGACATTGGGCGCGTTGGAAAGTATGGGAATCCTACGCAATCTACCATGCTTACTGTGGATTAAAGAACGTA